TATGTAGTATGTTACTTACTGCATATAATATATACCCTTTAAACATATATGTAGCTATACCNGCNACNNTAGGCTGGATNNNNGTATCATTTTATTGGGAAGAAACATCATTAATAGCTATGAATTTAGTAGCATTAGCTATCTATCTTCTAGGAATTTTAAATTATTTAGGAATTACATTATGAGTATCACATTTAGTCCCTTGATGGGAGTAGGAGTAGGAATAGAATTTACTGAAGCTAGACAATCTGAACACTTAATTCACTATTGTCTCATAGATATAGTGATTTTAAGGATACAAATAGCCTGGTTTGGTAGAGAATCCTCATAGAGGTATCTAGGAAGCCCGTAGTGAGGTTTTAATACTTTTTAATACCTCACGTAGGGATATCTTTAGATAAGCTCTCTAATTGGACCAATAAGAGTTGTCTTCCCAATATTCTCTTAAATATGGTTCTAACTCTTCACCATTCTCCATTGCTTCATTCAAATTCTTATTATCTATCATAGCTTTTCTTTTCTGAGCAGATAATGTTTGAGCTCTTGTTTTAATCTTAGCATCAACTTGTCTTCCTAATGCTTTATCTAAATCAAACTCTTCATAATCATCTTTAGCATGTATCAAGTTAGAAGCTTGAGGTACTGTTTGTAATAATTTAGTACCTATATCACCAGCAAAGTTTTCTATGTTACCACTTCCAAATAAGTCATTCATGTTATATATTGGTTGGTCGTTATAGATAGTGTTATTCATCATTAACTCATAAGCTAACATTAATGCAGGGTTAATAGTTAATAGTACTTGTCTTACGTTATGTAACTCTGCAGTCTCATCAGCAGCTTTACCTAATGTTTCTAGTACGTGTAATACACCAGCTCGTCTTATCTTAACTTCATCACCATCAAATAGCTCTTCATACAATGCATCCATCATTGGATATATCATATACATAGCAGTACCTAATGCTAATCCAGAATCAATACCATCCATAGCTTGTTCTTTAGCTGTTCTCTTAAGCTTAATATTCTCATAACCTATTCTATCTTTAGTAAACTGTCCTACTTTACCTGTCTTAGATAGTATAGGGTCTAATACAGATAGTGTATCTTTCATTGTATTTAAACCTGATGATACCATACCATGTTTATACCTAGCAAAGATAACCCAATCAGGATTAGATAAAGCTCTAGCTATATTCCTAGTAATCTTATATCCTAATACACTTTCAGAACCTACTGTTTCTGGTAGTCTATATGTAGGCATGTGTAATTCTACTTGTTTAGCAGCTTCTAATAAGTCAATCTTTTGTGGAGGTGTTCCTTTACCACCTGTTTCTTTTCTCCAAGCATTTAATCTTAACTTATTAGTGTTATCCATCTTTTGTTTAGCTAACTGCATATACATTATATCTCGTACAGTCCACATAGAATACTGAGCAAAGTCAGATATTCTACCATAACCTTCAGCAGCTTTATAACCTTTATCTCCTAACCAGTTAATCTTCTTATTAGGTTTCCAGAATGTATCAGTACCCTGTTGCATTACTTTAGCCCAACCTTTAGAGTTAATGACATTAGCACTCATAGATGACATACCACTCTCAATAAGTTTAATGTATTCAGGAGTTCTTTCTAGTACTTGTCTTTGTGCCCACTCTCCATCTTTAGACCATTTAGTTACTTGGTCTTTTCTACCAAACATAACATTCCATAACCCTGCACCAGAAGCTTTAGCACTTTTAGTAGCACCAAGTGTAGAGTAGTAGTGAATTAATTCGTTATGCATGTGAGGAATAGGGTTAAGCATCATGTTCTTAACAAGAGCATCTGATATCTTACCAAGTAATGATTTGTTTTCATAGATTCTAAAGTTATCAAATAGAATATCTCCTGCTCTTTCAGAAGCTTTATATCCTTTAAACTCTTGTAAACCTACTGCATCTAAATCAATCTTCATTTCTTTCAATTGACCAGCATTAGTTTCAAAACCTTGATTCTTTTTAATATCTAAATAAAATGTAGCTATATTCTTATTAGGGAATTTAGGGTCATATTTACCTAAACCATCTGGTGTAGGAGACCTACTACCTTCTTGAGTTATCTCTCTAAAGTTTCTTTTACCAAATGCAGACTTAAGTAATTCTTTAGCAAAAGTAGATGACCTTAGTTGTTGTCTTTGTTCTGCTACTGCATCTACAAGAGCTGCTAAAGGGTCAGTAATAGTTTCTTTCTTAAATGTATCTGCAAACTCTTTTCTAGTAAGAGGTTCCATTACCATCTCTTTACCATTAAGAATAAAAGTATCTCCGGGATTTTTAAGTCCTTGTCCGTTATTTAGTTTCCTAGAAGCAGATGATATTTGAGCAGCTAATTGTCCATCTCTTTGTGTTTGTTTAGACCCACCACCATTAGGTTCTGTTTGATATTTAAATACTTGTTTTGTATCTTTCTTAAAGAATGCTCTATTAACAGCTACTGCTGGTTGTCCTGCAAACTTACCAGTTTTAGACATTGTTAATGTAATAGGTATATCAATACCTTTACCATCTTTATGTACTAGTTTATAGTATATGTTATCAGAGATTACTTTCTTTTGTGTAGGAACTCTGTCACCATACTTAATCTGGAATGTATCACCAAACAATAACTTACTAGCTGGTGGTTTATCTTGATGGAAACGTCTAGGAAATATATTCTTAGTTAATGGGAACTTATCTATCTTACCTAGTTTCTGTAATCTCTTTGTATTCTTATATGATTCATCTAATAGAGTCTTCATAACAAACTCTAGTTCTAGTTTCTTTTTATCCCATACAACTTGTTTTCTATTCTTTGTTCCTTGTATAACATCTACTACATCTGCATAGTCTTTAATAGTCACATCAGACATCTGTCTACCTGGTTTGTAACCATTAGATTTACCAAACAATGATTGCATTCTATTGATAAGATTTACACCTGCTATTTTATTTGCTTTATTACCAGCAGTTGCAGAATATTGTACTAGTTCTTTAAATGTTTCTAGTCCCTTTTCAGTATTATCTAGTTTCTTAGCTAATGCTTTAATTTTCTTATCTGAGTTACGAGTACTAGTTATTTCAAAGTTAGACATTTCTCTAGGTCTATCAAATGAATATGAATCCCATTTAGCAAAAGGTTTAGCTTGGTCAAACATACCATATGCATCAGTATTCTTTTGACCTTTTTCATTATACAATAAATTCTCTGCTTCTAAAATAGCTGTTTCTAATCTATCATATTCTTTTTGTTTTTCCTTCTTAGTCTTACCTGGAACAGACTTAGGGTTATTGTTATATGATTCCATTTGTAGTTTCATATTACTAAACTCTTGTTCCATTTTAGTTCTGTCTGTCTTTGCTAGTATATTACTTAAGTCTAGACCTGTAGCTTTCTTAATACCTTTAGCTGGTAAGTCTCCATATACTTTATTATATACTGCTGTATACCCTGTCTTACTCTTAATTGTTGATACAGCTTTATTAAACTTAGGTCCAGCAGCTAATGATGCAAGGTTAACTAATGCATCTGATGTATCTTCTGGTACACCTAGTGCAGTTAAACCGTCAGATAGTCCTCCTAGTACCCAACCAAAGGCTTGTAATCCTTTACCTAGAATAGTTTCATTCATTACAGTATTACTAGATGGAATGTATTCATTCTCTTTAATAGCTTTTTGTGCTTCTAATACCATCTGTTTAGCTTTCTTGTTTTCATCTGGGTCAGTAATAGTAGCGTCTACTATAGATGATGTAAGAGTATCTGATATAACACCAGTAGATAAGTAGTCTTTAACAAACTTATCTGATTTTTGTCCTGCTAGTTTAGATGCTTCAGAAAAAGAAATGCCTGAACCTTGTAAAGAATCAAGTTTAACAAGGGCTTCTTGTAGTTGTGGAGGGACAGGTTTACCTGCGTCTTGTAATGCTTTTGCTTCTTGAGCTAATACTTTAATATCATTTGCTTTAGTCTCTTTAGACTTAGCATTTATCTCACTATCAAAGTATATGTCTGCTGTATTCCATAGTTGTGCAACTTCACCACCTACGAATGCAGGTGCTTCTGCTACTATGTTTGCTACTACTGCTCCTTCATACAAAGGTTGAGCTACTGCTCTGATTAAAGGACCTACATAAGGTATGTTTTCTAGTCCTGCTTCATCAGGATTAGTTGTCTCTGATGCTACAGGAGTAGTCATTATCTTTAATTCATTAGCTAATATAGTAGCTGATTTAGTATCACCAGCTTCATGTGCTTTATGGAGAGCTGTTTCAACATCTTGTAGAGTGTAATCACTCATAGCTTCTCCTATTTAGTATATTTATCTATAATACTTTGTGTACCTTTTTGTAAAGGTGCTTGTGTTTGTGTTTCAATTTGTTGTTGCTGAGTTTTACTTTTCAATTCAGAAGAATCTCCCCAACCCCAACCATCTTTAGTATAAGTAGTAGTAGCTTTTATTTCTTGTTCTGCTTTAGCAATAGCAGTCATAGCTGATTCACCATTAGCAATATGTTCTTCTATCTTACTATAGAATAAACCTTCTGCTTGAGCATATGCTTTATCATCAGGGTCACCACCATTAGTAATACTTTTCATACCATTTTGAATTAGTTTATTTAAAGGACTAGCTGGGTTTTTAATTCCCATTTGTAATTGTCCTCTTTCTTTTTGAGCTTTTAATTCTTTCTTTAATTCTAAAGCTTGTTGTTGATTTGCTTTTTTAGTATCTGCTACATCTTGTTTATATGCTATATTAGCTTCTGTTTCAGCTCTCTCATTAGCAAGGTTAGCTCTATGTGTTTCTAACTTAGTCATAGTATCAGCACTAGCACCTAGTTCACCTAACTGTTGTTGTAAAACTTCTAACATAGAATCTTGGTCTGAAGTATCACCTTTCATAATTTCCATAGTATTAAACATAGCTTCTTCTGCAATAGCTTTTTCTTTTAATATATCATTAGGATTATTAAACAGTCCTCTACCTATCTTATTTACACCAGCTGCCATTAATCCCCAGGGACCAGGAGCTAATTGACCCATGTGATAATCATCTCGTTGTCCAGCTACTTGTCTAGCTAATAGCTTTTCATCAAAGTTAAATAATCCTTCTATTGTTGCCATCTATAGTCTCCTTATTTTCCTAATACTTTTGCACCAGCAGATATAGTTTTGCCAAATCCACCACCTGCTCCATAAGCTTGTAAGCCTGTACCAACTAAGTTTGTAAATGCACCTGAATTAGCTGCTCCTGTTTGATACTGAGCATTAACTCCTTGCCCCATTAAACCTGCCATAGCTTGTTGTCCTGGAACTGCAGCTGAACCTAATCCCATACCCATTTCAAATGGTTTCATACCTGTAGCTTCTATACCAGAACCCATACCAAATAGACTATATACATCGTTGTATGGTTGCATTCTTAAATCATTACCTATTCCATAGTATCCTAATCCTGAAGACATATCAGCCATTTGTTCTTGTCTAGCTCTAGCTAAAGACTCTACAGCTAATTGATTATCTTCTCTATTCATAGCAGTTAGATACTCCATTCTTTCAGGGTTCAAGTATCCTCCACCTTCATAAGCTGCACTACCTTGTCCCATACGTCCACTAGCAAAGAGGTTGTTAGCTAGTCCTTGTTGGGCTTTAGCTCTTTCTGGAGCTAGTATTTCTTGAAGGTCAGAGTAATAGTCACTGCCTACTTTAGAGATGTCTCTATCAAACGCTTCATTAAACATTGACAAGCCTTTATCTTTAATAGCCTGTCCTTGTGCAATGTCTGTTTCATTAACTCCACCTAGAGCTTGGTTCATAAACATGTCTCTAAGTTGTATTAACTCAGGACTTAGTTCATAATTAGCTTTGTTATTTTCATAATCAAAGTCAGCAGAACCAAAATAAGAACCAGTGACATCCCAGGGTTTATACTGAGCAGCCTGTCCAGCTTCTTCATAACCTCGTTTTGCTTTCTTACCTACCCCTGTACTTCCTGTAATTGCTCCTATTGCTGAACCCATTATTTCACCTCTTTTTCAAAAATATAACCTTTTAATTTAAATCCGTACTTCCGTTCAAAAGCTTTGTATCCTGCTTTTCTGGTCGTACCACCTAATATAGTTTTACATCCTAACTGCTTTGCTAACTCATTCATGTACTTATCCCAATAATCTCCATTACCATATACATTTAAACATACAAATGCATCATCATCTAACACCCAACTCATGAACCCATGTTCATTTTCAATAAGATTATCTGTTAATACTTTTCTACTTCCTGATTTCTTTAGAAATCTTTCAGCTGTCTCTTTGTCCAATATGTCTCCTTAACTTAACTTCCCATATCCTGCATCTAACAAACTTAGATGACCAACATTAACTCTACCATTTCTATTATTTGTACTCTTACCACTATAGTATCCTCTTAAGTATAAACTTTTATTACTATAGTATATTGTCTCACAGTAATAGTTCTTTCTTCCACCAGTACCACCATGAGTTACGTTTCTATTAGCTCCTACATTAGATATAGTTATATTACGAGGGTCATTAACAGGTCCCCACCAATCATCTGTAATCTCTGAAGTTATATACAAAGGTTTACTTGAATGCATTTGAGTAGGATGAAAATATTGACTTAAAGCAAAAGTAGGTATAGTTACACCATTACCAACACCAGACCTTTTTACCCATTTACTAAATGTAACTGCTCTTCCTCTAGCATCTCCTAATGATGTAGGAGTATTAGCAACTCTGTTTCCTTGAAAAGCTCTCATGTGGTTATCACCTAGACTAGCTGTTGCGGTTGCAGGTCTACCTGCTTGAGCATTAATAGTACTTACAGATATTGCTCCACTTGAGGGTAATCTTCCTGCTTTAGCTGCCATTATGTTAACTCCAATATTCGTTCATCAATTTCATCTAATAGTATATAACCATCTGCTATTTGATTCTCTTTAGAATACTTTGCTACTCTATCTGCTAAATCTAATAAGTACGTTGCATTATCATAGTTATCTTCAAACTCTTTTCTAAAAGCAATTAACTCTGGAGTACTGCTTCGTATTAATCCTTCTAAATATAAATCCATTATACAGCCTGGAATGCAGTAATGTTATTCTCAGCAACTAAATGTCCATTAGAAGCAAGTCTTAATACATTGTTACCATTATATTTAAAATACAGATACTGTCCAGATTGATGTAATGTCCAATTACCTCCTACTCCTACGTTATCTGCTCTAACAGTACCACCAGATATAGTACCATCTGCTGTTTCTAATTCAGTTAAACCTGTTATCTTACCACCTGTAATGTTTACATCATCAGCATCTTGTTGTGCCATTGTACCTAATGTATCTTTTACATTACCTGCCGCAGTAGTTACAAATGCTGTAGTAGCTATCTGTGTCGTATTAGACCCAGTTGAAGCAGTAGGTGCAGTAGGTATACCTGTTAAAACAGGTGAGATAAGATTAGCTTTACTTGCTACTGCAATAACTAGGTTATTAAATTCTGTATCAAATTCAGAACCTCTTATAACCTTTTCTATTGAATCATCTGGAAGTGAATCCTTCCTTAAAAAGTTTGTTGTTTTTACATAATTAGTCATTAGCTTGTTTTCCCTAGTTTTAAGAATATATCTATTTTTTGTATGCTCATTTGTTCTGTAGAGATTGTAGCATTAACTCCAAAATAAAATGAACTTCCTCCTGCTCCACCTAAAGGTATCTTAATCAAATGTATACCAATCCCAATAGAAGAGTACTTAGTTACACCATATAAAGATGTAGGAGCTGCATACTTTGCATATATACCTGTACCTAAATCTCTATCTACTGTTACTTTTCTTGGGTTACGATTATAGTCATAACCATAACTCATTATAAAATCTTGTTGCTTTGCACCTTCAATAGTTAATGATGCACTTTTTACAATCTTTTCTACTACTTGTCCTGTACCACTTAAATCAGAAGAAGCTGACCTATAAGCTACATCATAGCTATCTCCTCTATCAGTATTTCCTTCATATTTAGCTACACCACCTTTAACTCCCATTACAAAGTCATAACCTAATCTATCATCAAAATAACAATTAAATAAATTTCCATTAGTTAATGACCAAGTACTACATCTAGCACTACCATTAGGTAAAGGCATTCTTAAATCTATGTAAATTATCTTTCTATTTAAAGGTAAGGTAACTACATAGAATGCACCATCTTCACAATAACCAGCTCTTATATTCTCTGGAGCTGTCTCATATTCTAAAGCATCTTGTACATCATCTTTAATATTTAGAGTAAGTTCTCTCATTGGCATAGACTTCTCTTGTATCGTTCTAGTCAAACTTCTGACACCTGAGTTAGACATAAAGATTAAATCCGTACCAGTGGCTTTTATGGAGTCCCTAGAGATACATCCTACACCAGTTATAACATCTTGTAATTTCATTGTATCTGGGTCTTCTACTCCATCATAAACAACTATGTTATTCTCACAGAATATAACTAAGAAGTTATTATGTTGAGCTAAACCAATAATTGTATCATTGTTACCTACAACAGAACTAATATCTAGAATTCCGGCATTCTCTGTACTAAAGTTAGTAGGGTCTAATAGGTCACTGTAAAATATAGTGAATGGATTTTCTGTTATATTAGCAGTCCATATTCTACCATAAGCAGATAGACAACAGTCAGGGTCAAAGTTAGTTACTTCTAAAGGACCAGTACCTACATCAATAAGTTTTCTCCATTGTCCCTCTCCTAACTCATCAATATCAAATACTAATGCTGGTATACCTTTTTGTGTAGCAATTGTATATATGTGTGCATTAGAACCAGAACCTTCAGGTAATGTTTGCATTTGCCATCTGCTACCAGTAATAGCTACACCTGCTGGTGTAATATCAACTATATTATTTAAAGAGTTTCTAGGAAGTGGGTCTGCAGGTCCAGAAAGAGTAGTTACTTCTTTACCTACAAACATCTTATTATTACCATTAGCTAAATAATACTTTCTACCATCTATTAAATCATGTCTCCAAATAGAATCAATATAGTTATCTTCACCTAATACAGAACTTTCTTGATTAATTAATTTATGTCCATATCTACTAGATAATCTACCACCCTTACTTATGACTACATTATCTGCTACTGTAGCATAACCAGAAGCTAAACCAACTTGAGAATCTTGTGTATTAAGACCCATAAATCCTGGAGCTAATAAACTAACTGATTCTAAAGTACCTGTACTAAAATTGTAATTATTATTTAACACCATTTAGACGCTTCTCCAAACAGTCTCCATTGGTTTTCTGCTAGATTCCATTGAAATAAAATCAGCTAACATACTATTATAACGTAAGTCTTGCTTACTACTACCACCATCTTCTCCACGTTCTTCAATAGCTCTTGCTACTGCATTCTCTATTACTAACATAGCAGGAACATAAAGTATATCAGCATCTTCTTTTAATTCTTTCTGGGGTGATGTCATATTAAATCTTAATGTTTCAATTGTATTAGGAATAGGATAAATATCTATTTCCATGTTACCAGTATCAGATACTCCATTCCAAGCATATACAGTAGGAGAACCTTCAGCAACATCATCTACTGCAAAAGCTCTATCCATCCAATCTGTAGTTCTAGAGTCCATCCAGTTCTTATTAGTATAGTTATATACATCTAAAGTTCTAATGTTTGTTGTAGTATTTAATAACTCATAATGAAATGTACCAGGTTCTGTAATTAAAGTTACAGTCTTCCTAAGAGCTTCCCAATTATATGAGTTCTCTACCTCTGTTTTAGCTACATTAACAAGGTTACTGATAAGAGTAGAGTATTCACTCTGATAGACAGTAGCGACTCTTTCTTCTCGTAGTCTTACTAATACACTATTTACTAATTCTAAAAATGTCATTTCTATCTACCTCGTTTTGTTTGTATCTGCCATTGTCTACCATTGTGCTTATTAACTACTTTATTTACATAATGAGCATTAGGAGCTGTCTTTGTATTGTGAACATTCTTTTTACTTTTTGCATTTTTTGCCATGTTTTTTCCTCTTTTTACAAGCTTCTTTAGATAAATTCTTCTTAGCTGATAGTGCTCTTAGATTACTCTTTCTGTTATCCATTGCATTATCATTCTTATGTGCTGCATGTCTCTTATCTCCAACCTTTAGACCTAGCTTCCTTCTTGCTGCATTTCGAGATGCTCTTTGTTTAACTCGCTTTTTCTTATTTCTTTTTTCCCAAGCCAGTTCCTTTTTGTAATCTCTTTTTCCATCTGTCATGTAAGGCATTGTTTGTTTCCTCTTTCGTCTGTGTATTACACACTTCCGTAATTTTTACATTCTCTATATAATCATTAATCTCAAAGTTGTATTGTTTATCAGCTACTCTTGTTACTACACATTGTTTATTAACATTAGTATCTGGCTCATTTAGGGATAGGGGGTCAAAAGCATCCCCCATTACTGTCCCAGTTATTGCTCCACTTAAATATATAAGTGTTACTATTTCCATTTACTTACTGTTGTGCTTTACATAAGCCACTAAATTACATGGGTCATATTTCCATTGTGTCATAGTGTTATGAAACTTAGGGTTCTCAGCACGGCATTCCTGATAAGACTTATAGCCTTTCGCTATCTTCCAGTCATTCTCAAATCCGTATCCTGCTGCTCCTAATAAAGCTACTATTGCTACTATATGCATCTTATTCTCCTATTTCTTATGTGGGGTATTTGTTACCCAGTGTTTAAATTTATACCAGACATGTTCTAGATATTCTTCCCAGACATAGAGAGCTACCCCTACTCCAAGTATCCATTGCCATGCTGGTGCTGCTACAGTCCATAGTGTTTCCATACTACTTCCTCCTCCGTTGATAAACTTAGTTAATCTTCTTTTCTAGTTCATCTAATCTTGCTGATAGTTTCTCAATGAGTTTATCTTTGATAGCTAACCTCTTGTCTACTTCTTCTGCTGAATACATAGCAGTAGTTGATTTAAACATTTGTCCATCACCCCCAATTACAACATTAGGAGTTGCTGGTCCACTATAGTCATTAACCCCATACATATAAGTTCTACCATCAGGGATAATTTTTATAATATCGCCACCAGCACCAGCAGTCATCATTCTTATAGTACTATCACTATCAATAGATATTGCTTCATGATTGCCTGTAGAAAACACTAGGTCTGCTTTATTTAAAGCTCTACCCACAGCAGTTATTTGAGCCCCTGCCTCTGTGCTTTTACCACATAAGAACTTAATTGTAGACCCATCACCTGATTGGTCAGCAGAATTTTTAATTACTAAAGCATCTGTTGTTCCTGAATTATCAGGTTCATCAAGAGATATATTTACTTCACCATCATAAACAGCCTTACCATCTTCTTCTGTCCATATGCTATCACCTGAAGCTGAACCACCTGATACTTTAGTAATATTAAATACATTACCTACATCAAGTCCGCCTAATAATTCTAAATCACTATTATCTCTAGTCCTACCATAAGCAGAAATATAAACTTCATCTCCTTGTTTTAGGTCTGCAACATAGTCTATGTTTACTGCCATAAAGCTACTGCTAGTGTCTGCTGTTGAAGTATAATCAAACCTACTTCTTTGAGCTTCTTCATCATTAATATTAAGATAAGCTAACGCATCAAATAATAAATTATCTTTTTTTAGATTAACAGAAGCACCTATCCTATAAATACCATCAGATGATATTGTATATTTACCTGTACTTGAATTATAATTACTATCAGTATCAAGTGGTATATTATCATAAAGAATAGTAGTTTTTGTTGAGTTTGGAATTGCTTGAGCTGATGTTAATAAAGAATTAAACGCTACAGTCTTACCACCTGTTCCTACTGCTACAGGCATACGAGCTTCTCGCCATATAGATATAGTTGTAGAACCTGTAATAGTTGCTTTGTATGTGCTACCAGCTGGTACTATATAAAGTGGGTTATTCCAAGCCCTTGCACCATTTACTCCATCAGCACCTACATTATTTCCATCTATAAAAAATTGAAAATAGTTATCACCTGCACTTCCATCTGTAAATACTCCTAATTGAACATATAAAGGAACATCATTTGTGTTTGTATATTCAGTATCTACTGCTCTTTCAGCTAACTTTTCTTCCCACACCATCTTCTCTGGAGTGTAACTACCACCACCTGAACCACCACCTACTGATATAGTGTCTGTTCCTGTTACTACAAACTCAACATTTGCAAGAGTTGGAACTCCTGTTGTTGTTGTAAATGATACAATATCAAAAGATTCTTTTGTTTGATTAATGGCATTACTTACTTTAGAGGTACTACTATTATAATTTGTAGTTACCACATATTGGTCATTTGGCAATGGAGTATCAAAAGTAATTCTTAACTTTCCATCTTCAATTTTAGAAGCAGTAAATCCTGTTCCAAATTCAATTGCACCTGTTGAAAATACGCGACCTGAATAAAGCACAGGTAAAATATCTGTAGTACCACCACCATTTGAACTTGCTCCACCTGTGCCTACTTTTTGTATATCTACTGTTGCGTAAACATTTGGTGCACCTTGTGAAATTGTTGAAAGACCAAGCCCATTAGTTCCTTTTGCAATTTGAGCGTAGTGAAATAATTGATACGTTGTAGGTTTTGTTAATGTAACTACATACTTACCAAAACTTCTATTGTCTCCTACTGAAGGTGGATTATTAGAAGCGTCAGCAGCATA